ATGAATGAAGAAGTTTATGAAGCATGTTGGGATGGATATAAACAAATCGGAATGAAAAAGAAAAATGGTAAAGAAGTTCCAAATTGTGTTCCAGAAGAAGCAGTTGAAGAAAGTCATTTTAAAGTTGGTGATAAAGTAATCTATAAAGATAAAAAAGTAGAAATTATAAAAGTAGATGAACCACAAACTGGATCTTATTACACAATTAAAGTAGATGATAAAGAAGTAAAAGCATCTCCTGATGAATTAGATTATATTAAAGAAAATGATTATCGTAAAGTTTTCGGAGAAGCAAAAGCTAATAAAGCTGTTGAATCAATAATTGGTTTAATACGACGTTTTAAAGAATCTAAATCTAAAAAAACGATGTTAGTTGCTCGACCAAATAATTTAATGAAAGCAGGACAAGAAAAAGTGGTTCGTATTCCTGTTGAGAAATGGGCTGATTATCGTAAAAAAGGATATATACAAGCAGAGGAGACAGAAAATGAAAAGTCTTAAAAGTTTCTTATCAGAATCAAAACAAGAAATGGCAAAACCATTTATACAGCAAATAGGAAAATATACACATTATAACGATCATTTTAAAGCGAGAGCATATATTGCTACATTAATGGGAGATAGAAAACTTGCTAAATTGTACGATTCGTTAGAAAAATTACACGATGAATATCATAGTTATTTTGGAAATGATGTGATTGATCTTCGTTCGAAAATTGAAGTAGATTTAAAGAATAAAATAAAAAATTATTATTCTAATTCAGAAGAAATAATTAAAGCATTGTAAAAATTAAACTGAGACGATTGACTGAAGTATATAATGATAACAAACAACATAGGAGTTTATCATTATGGCTCGAAAGAGAAAACAATCAATGCGTGCTTTAAAAAGAAAAGCACCAAAAGTTCCAGAACTTACATGCCCACTTATAGATGATGTAATTGCGATTGTTGATCGAGGTGGAGGAAGTATGAGTAAACATTATACTTTAAAAAAGAGTGACGTAAGATCTATCAAAAAGAGGATGGAAGAAATACGTGCAGCGAATGATAGATTAAGAGATTCAGGACGTTATTGGTATGAGAAGACGAAAGAAATAGTTGAACCAGAGTCAATGGTTGACTACGAATAACTTAACCAAGGAAATGTAATGTTGGCAACAGAAACAATATTATTAATTATTGGTATTATTGTGATTGCAGCTTTAACATATATTATATTTACAGACGACTAATATGAAAGAAAAGGTATCGATTCAAATAAAAACTTTGTTTACAATTGCAGCTTTTGTTGCAATGTTTTTCATTGGAATTAAAATAGGCGAATACAGAACAATCGAAAGTAAATTCGATATCAAAAAAGCTTTAGAGAAAGGTTCTACTGTAATTCTATCAAAAGAATTATCTAGTGTAGAATCTTTCTCTATTGAAAAATTTGTAGAAAATTTAAAAAAGAGTAAATAAAAATGAAACTGGTAGATAAAAATAAAAAAGATAATTTGGCTAGAAGCATTCTTACATATAAAGACTTTAAAAGACTATTAAAGATACAAAATATTAAAGTTAGAAAAGATGCTTATCAGTTTCTTCATTTATCAGAGTCTGTAATTGATATACCACAAAAAACATACTCAAAATTAATTTTTGATAATGCAGATACGGAAGAGCCAAAATTAAAAGAGTCAGTAAGAAAGATTATACTAGACCAAATAAAAGAATTTGAAAAGAAAGCACCAGTTAAAAAATTTAGTTTAATTGGATCAATCTTAACAAAACAATATAGAGATGATGCTGATTTAGATGTTAATATTCTTTTTGATGTACCAGAATCAGAAAGAGACACAAAAAGATTAGAGATTGCTAAATCATTAAAAGGTATAAATGGAAAAACAGTTCCAGGAACTAATCATCCAATTAACTATTTTGTTTTAACAGATCCAAAGCTAAAAGAAAGAAATGATAGTTTAAGTGATGGTATCTTTGATATCGAAAAAAACGAATTTATTAAGAAGCCAATACCATTTAAATTTAATCCAGAAAAATATGCGAAAGATTTTGAAGATAAAGTAAAGCAATTAGATGTAGTCACTGGTGAATTAAAAAGAGATATAATTGATTATGAAGATTTAAAAAGATTAGATCCTGATAATATAGAAAATTTAAAAACAATTCTTTCAAATAAGATTGGCGAAATTATGAAAGGAATTAAAACATTAGTTGATGCAGGTGACCAAACTCTCAAAGATCGTAAAGAAGTTTTTGATGTAGATTTGACACCAGATGAGATAAGACAGTTTGGTAAAAAGAATGCTTTACCTAAAAATGTTATTTACAAAATGCTTGAGAAGTATCATTATCTAACATTTTATAAAAAATTAAAAGGAATATTAAAAGATGGAGAAGTTTCAGATAAAGAAATATCTTCAATAAAAGAATCAGAAGATCCTTATGCTTCTAAATTTGATTTTGGTTTAGATGATTATGAATTAGATGCTATTATTAAAAAGTATGATAAGTATGAGGATGATATTTTAGATGATGATGATGTATTAGATATGTATGATGATGATGAATTAGATGTAGTTGACGATGAAAATACTGAATATATGGTTCCTCCAATTAATGAAGTTTTATCAAGAACAGAACGTATAAAGTCACGTATTCGTTTTGCAAGGACAAAAGCAAAACGAGGTGCTAAATTAAGATTGGCTTTGAAAAGAGCATCTCCAATGAGCACTTTAAATAAGAGAGCAAGAAGATTAGCAATTAATAAATTGAAACAATTACTCTTTAAGAAGAGATCTACTGATATGTCTGTAGGAGAAAGAGAACGAGCAGAGAAAAGAATAGCAGCATTTCCTAAATCTTATATAGATAATTTTGCTATGAAACTAGTTCCTGTTGTTCGTAAAATAGAAAAAACAAGATTGAGCAAATAATATGAAAAAGAAATTTGAATCATTTAAAGAAGATATTATAGATTTAGTTTGTGAGACAAGATCATACGAACCAGAAGTTTTAGAAGAAGCAGAATATCAAGGACGTAGTGTCACTTTAAATTCTCCTTTTAGAACACCATCGGGACCAAAGAAGTTTGCTGTATATACAAAGAATGAATCTGGCAATGTTGTAATTGTAAGGTTTGGTGATCCAAATATGTCAATTAAAAGAGATGATCCTGCTAGACGTAAGAGTTTTAGAGCAAGACACAATTGTGATAATCCAGGACCAAAATGGAAAGCAAGATATTGGAGCTGTTATCAATGGCGTGCAGGAGCAAAGGTACAGAGCTAAAAAGGATGACTAAATAGAATTTGAAGGCACATATAACATATATAAAGGATATAAAATGAGTGAAATAAAAGAAAATGTTCAAGCGAAACAAGCTAAAACAGTAAGTGTAAAAGTTGAAACAACACCTGCTCCAACTGTAAAGGTTGAAACACCTAAAGTTGAAGCTAAACAAGTAAAAGTTGAACAACCTAAAAATAGATTAATTGATGGAGCAGTTGATGCACTCAATAAAAAATTAGATTTTAGAGTTGACTAATTAAGGAAAATAAATGGATAAACTTGAAGAAAGAGGTCGCACTCCATTCAAACGTGCTATAATGAAAAAAATGTCAAAACCTATTTCTGATTATTTAAAAAATAAACAGATGAAAAAGGAAGATAAAGATTCAGGAGAGTATGACTCTGAAGGATCTATGGCTAAAAGTCAATTAATATCTTTGATGAACAATTCTAAAGAAATTAAAGAAATGTTAAAAGATGACGATAATCTTCCTGAATGGGTACAAAGCAAAATAACAAAAGCTGAAGATTATATAGCAACGTGTAGAGATTATTTAAAAAGCGAAAAAACTAAAGAACAAGAAACAATTAATGAAAGCTTTTTAGATTATATTAAAAAAGATGACGCAGGAGAAATTATATGACAAAAGAGTTTAATCGTTTTGAAAAACTAATGGCTGGATTCTCTGACGCAAAAGCAAAAGAGAAAAAAGATAAAGTTTTATTCGAATCAAGAAAAGAAGTAGAAATAAACGCAAATGGCACTTCAGGATATAAAATTAAAAAAGGATCCAATGAAGGAAAAGTTCTTGGTCATTTAAAAAGAGATAAAAAAGAAATTTAAGATTTGACTACTTACATTATACTATATTATAGATCGATCAATAATAAAAGGAGATAACAATGGCACTATTTGGAAACAAAGATACAAAAGCTATAACAGGAACTGTCGCTGTGACTAACGGATCAGCAGCACTTACTGGTACAGGAACTGCTTTCACTACTGAATTGAAATCAGGAAACACTGTAGTAATAGCTACTGTAGAATATAGAGTCATAGCTATCGCATCTAACACAGCTGCAACCTTACATAAGAATTATGCTGGTGCAACAGCTGCAGGTCTTACTATAACTGCAAACGAACAGCCATCACATTTAGCAGATGCTGATCTCGCAAAAGTTTATGGTGTTGACGCAACTGAAGCAACTATTGCTAGCAACAGAGCAAAGGGTTTAAATACTCCAGGATGGGTTAAATATACAACCTATACTGATGCTCAAAATACAACCAGACATAAATCAGAAGTGCTTGTTGCAATGTCATCTATTTCAGGTGATGCTGCTGATGATGCAGTGCTTGCTGACTCATAATAAATAATTAAAACAATCCTAGAGTTGGGGTAGTTAGATAAAAATAGCTACCCCCTCTATAGAATATAATAGGAGAAAACAATGGCTGATCAAAAAATATCAGATTTAACTGCTGCGACCAGTGCTGCTGGTGCAGATTTATTCACACTCGTACAGGGTGGCTCGAATAAGAAAATAACTGTCACAAACTTTTTATCAAATCTTAATTCACCAATAATCGTAAATTCGAATGGTGCAGATCAAGACACTCGTATTTCGGGTGACAATGATAATAATTTATTATTCACTGACGCATCTGTTGATAAAGTTGGTATAGGTACTTCTACACCAGCTGAAAAATTAGATGTTGCAGGCAATTTAACAATATCAAATGGATTCTTACGTTTTTCACAAACAGCACAATCTGCTACAGGTAATGCTACTGGTGATTTAACTACAGCAATTACAAATTTTTCACTATCATCAGGTGGTGATACATTAGCACTTGCTCTTGGAAGTACAGGACAAGTTAAAATTATTAATGTAGTTGGTGGAGCAGGTTCGGTGAGTATAAACGTGGCTAACAGAGTTGGGTTTACAACAATCAATTCAAACACTGTGGGTGCAAGTATAACATTGTTATGTTTATCTTCTGGTTGGATTATTCAATCAGCTAGATTAATGACAATAGTATAATAATATAAGGATTAAATTATGTCATATGATATAAGTGCTAAAATTGAAGAATATGTAAAGTTGATAAATGAGAAACAAGCATTCTTGACTCAATTAAGAAACACAACTGCTACAACTATAAAAGAAATAGATGTAATATCAGGTGCGATTCAAGCATTGCAAGATGTTGTTAAACATGGATCAAAAGAAATAGAAACTAATGATGAGCGAGCAAAACAAGATAACGGAAAATAATTTCCTTGCCTTTGCTCTAAAACATTATGATAATCCCAATATTGGGAGTGTGGTTGAATTTGAAGATGACTTAAAGAGATTTATTCATCTATCAAAATTACTTCGTAGATATAAACTTTCTAAGAATATAATTGATTTGAAAGAAAGACTTATTCTAAATCACATAATCATAATTTATAATCTTTGGGGTATTTACGCAACAAGTATGTTGTTCTTTAAGATAGAGCAAGAAAATTGGGATATATTAATTCCTTTTCTTGCTTATCTTGGAAGAATGCCAGAATTTGTTCCATTTACAAATGTTCGTATAACTAGTTTGCCCATTGATGAACAAACACAAAATAAACTGAGAGAAATTTAATGGCTAATACAGTTGTAGATAATTTAATTGCGTTAAGAATTCTTTATCTATTAGTGACACCCTTTGTAAAATCAAATGCCTATAAACTAGGTATTATAGATGACAAAGGCAATTATCTTAAAAAATCTAAAGATTTAAAAACTACAGCAGAGCGTGAATCATTTTCATATTTGCATAGATTAGTTTTTACTTTAAAAAGATTATTAGCAAAACTTCCTGGAGGAGACAATCGTCTCAAATCTTTCGTCGCTGCACTATATTTAATCAAAGAATTTTATCCAAAAAAGTCTTCACTCTATTTGGTAGAGAGTCGATATAATGAATTATTAAAATCAAAAGTATCAATGGATACTGAACAAATAGAAGCAGTTGAATTTTTAAGAGACATCGTATTAGATGAAGAACCTAGAATACCTAGAAAAGAGGGTCAACCAGCTGGATCTAAAAAACACTCTGATCTTTATACAGATGAAAATCCAAAAGGTACTATTCATGGTCTTAAATTTGCAACTGAAGCAGATGCTGAAGAGAGTGTTAAAAAAATTAAAAATAGTGATCGTTCACACGCACACAAAATACAAGCTGCAGTAGCTATGGAACAAAGAGCAAAAGCGATGGGCAAAGCATCAGCTGCAGCTGTTTATCGTAAATTTATAAACTCAATGAAAAAAAATGAAGAAGTAAATGTTGAGGAAGATATTGCAAATGTGACAGGTGCTGGTGTAAGTACAGATGCTCCAGTTGTATCAAAAAGAGCTGCAAGAAAATATCAAATGTTTAATGTTAAAGATTCAATATATGATAAGTTTAAAAATGGTAAAACTAAATGGACTCGTTGGTCTGACTATTTAAATTTAGAAGATGAAGGAGAAGCTTTGATTTATAATTTTGCTCGTAAAAATCCAAAAGGAATTATAGTTTTAAAAAATGGTGATAAAGTGAAAGCAATTCGTTTTAATCGATATGGTGGTGGAAATTGGAGTTCAATTCAAAGAAGTACAGAAACACAAAAACCAGAACAAATAGCGAATATAGTATCAGCAGAATTAAATTAATATGGATTATATAATTAAGACATTTGTGCCAGACATTTTCAGTTTATCTTTTATAATATCTATTATACCAGATTTTATATTACATGGAATTGTTCTTACAGGATTAGTAGGGTTTATAATTACATCTATTCCTCTTCTTCCATTACCAATGAAAACGTTTTATAGAATTCTTTTCTTATTGATACTCTTAATCGGAGTATTTTTAGAAGGAGTGAATTATGATACAATGAAATCTAAAACAGAATTAAAAGCAAGTAAAGAAAAGATTAAAGTACTTGAAAAACAATTAAAAGATTTATCAGAAGCAACTGATAAAAACTTTGAAAAAATAGTAAAAAAACTACAAGAGAGAGGTGAGAATATACATGAAAAAGTATCAAAAATTGTTCCAAAGTCTGCTGATAAGCAGTGTGTTATTCCTGACGATGTTCGCGTGCTCCACAATGAAGCAGCAGGATACTGGGAGATACCCAATGCCACCAGAAGTACTGATGGAAAGTCCAAAGAAACTAAAACCGATAAATTAGAATTATCAGAATTATTAGAAACAACATTTGATAACTATAATGATTGTCTAGTGACAAGAGAAAAATTAATCGCTTTACAAAACTGGGTAAGAGAAGCAGAAAAGTTAAAAAAGAATGTCAGATAACGAAAATGGAAATGGTTCAAAAATAAGAACACGTTTTAATGAATTACAATCAGATGTTAGAACATTAAAAATCTTATTAAATAAACTTGATAGAAATGTTGATAAATTAGCAGATGCATCAGTTGAAGTAAGCAAATTGGTGTCTCAACATGAAATAAGAATTGAGAATTCATTAAAAAGAGATGAAATTCTAAATGCAGATATTCAAGATATTAATCTTCGTATTTTAGATATTCATAAAGACATTAAAGGTGTTGTTGAAAAGTTGCAAAATGCTGATAGCACTAATGTTGAAGGATTATCAAATAGAATACAAAACATTGAAAAATGGAAATGGTATGCAGCAGGTGCTATTCTTGCAATTGCTATGGGTATGGAATATCAATCAATAGCACAAATATTAGTGAAAATTTTTAACTAAAAACACTTTACTTACAAGCTTTTTTATAGTATAATAGACTTTATAATGTTGTATATTGATATTAAATATGTTGACCTCATATCAACAAAGTTAAGAAACTTTAAAAAGAAGAATACTTATCTTTGGAATTTTAGTTGTCCAATTTGTAAAGACTCACAAAGGAACAAATTAAAAGCAAGAGGGTTTATATATAAGATTCAAAATGCATTAAACTATAAATGTCATAATTGTGGAATAAGTACAAGCTTTGGTAATTTCTTAAAACAAATAGATGCGAAATTAGAAAATGAGTACAGTATTGAAAAATATAGTTCAAACACTAAAATCAAAAATACACCAACACCTGACTTCTTTGAAAAATTTAAGACAGTCCCTACCGAAAAAACTAATATCCTTACAGATAAAGATTGCTGTATCAACTTACCGAATAATCATCCCATTAGAAAATATCTTGACAAACGCAAGATACCAATTCAGCACATTACATCTTTATATTGGGTGTCTTCATTTAAAGAATGGGTTAATAGAAATATTGCAGCGAAGTTTGCATCGACTGAGAAAGATCATCCGAGATTAATTATTCCATTTTATGATAAGAATAAAAAACTAATTGCAATACAAGGAAGATCTTTTGGAAAAGAAACACCAAAGTATTATACAATTAAGACAGACGAAAAGAACGAAAAAATATTTGGTTTAGATAGATTGAATGAAAAAGAAACTATATATGCAGTCGAAGGACCAATAGATAGTTTATTCTTACCAAATGCTGTAGCTGTAGCAGGAACTTCTTTTGATACAAAAACATTAATAAAATTAAAAGATAAGATTACAGTTATTATAGATAATGAGCCAAGAAATGTAGAAGTTTGTAAAGCAATTTCAAAATGTATTTCTCTTGGTTATGCTGTTTGTTTATTCCCACCATTGATTAAGGGAAAAGATATAAATGAAATTGTTTTAAAACAACCATCAATTGATTTAATTCGATTGATTGAAACAAATACGTATCGTGGATTAGAAGCAGAGTTTGCTTTTAAAAATTGGATACGTTGTAAACTATAAGGATAATATGAGTGATGATAATGATAAGATATCAGATCTAACGAAAATCCATGAAATGCATAGGAGAATAATGGAAGAACAAAATACATTACTTCAACCATTATGGAGATCTTTAGCGAATATTAAAAATCCAAAACAAGCTATTAACTGTGCTGCAGCAATGTTAGTTGCAGGGAAAGATTTACTCCTTCTAGAATTGGGAGAGGAAGTTGCGAGGCAGTACATCGATAATCTACGTTATGATACAGTTGAATTAGTTAATTCTAAAAAGAATGCACTTGAAGCAGAGATGGCTAAAATAGAAGCTCAAGCAAAAGCACCTGACAATAGTATTAAAGTTGACTTTGTTAAGAAAAAAGTATTAGAGAAAGATGAAGAGCCTACTAAATTAAAATGAGTGAATTAAATTCTTTTAAAAGTTATATCAGCTATAAAGTTCCGAGAAGAAGAATAGCTCATTTTATATTTTGTTTGTTTATAGTTATTTTTGTTGTACCAAAATACTTAATGAAAATGGAGTTTACAATGCTTCAACAATTCTTCAATGTACTATGGTTTGACATTCTTTATTATATAATGTTAAAAATTGAAGCAAATATAAAAGAAGACTAATCATGTGGAACAAAGAAAATAACTATCAGCATATACAAATTGAAAATCGTTCAATTCAAATTTTTGATAATCTGTTTACTGCAGCAGATCGTGAAAGACTTTATCACTTTTGTACGACAAGAAATTTTACTACCGATGGTAGTGATACTCCAAGACTAGAATATAAAGGAGATTTTAATCTATATTGCAATCTTCTTGCATCAAATCAATTACAAGAATCAAATTTTCTAAAACTTGCAAATATTAAATATATAACTGATTTACTTGATGGCTATGAAATTATACAAGCTAGAGTAAATTTAAGTACACTACATGATAAAAATAGATTTCACTGCGATGCAGCAGGATCTAATGATGTGCGTACTATATTGTATTATCCTAATATGAGTTGGAATATAGATTGGGGTGGTTATACAATGTTCACAAACCAAACTATAACAAAAATGGAGTACTGTTCCTTTTATATTCCAGGAAGAGTAATATTATTCGATGGCACAATCCCACACTGCATCAGTTCACCAAGTATCACAGCACCAACTTACAGATTCAGTTTCGTTATCCAATACTACAGATAATAAATCTATGTCTAGTAAATTACCACCACCAACAAATGAAATTGTGTTCGATGTAAAAGTCGATTACAATAGAGATTTTCTTTTTGACGCAGCAGGTATATTGAGAATGAAAGAGTCTTATATGAAAGATGATGAAACATCACCACAGCAAAGACTTGCTTTTGTTTCAAAAACATTCTCATCAAATAAAGAACACGCACAAAGACTATATGATTATTCATCAAAGCATTGGTTATCATATTCAACACCAATACTTTCATTTGGAAGAAGTAAAAGAGGTCTTCCTATTTCTTGTTTTTTAAATTATATAGAAGATACAGCTGAAGGATTAGTTAAAAATCTTTCAGAGACTAACTGGTTATCTATGGTTGGTGGTGGAGTTGGTATAGGATTTGGTATAAGATCGGCTGATGATAAATCAACTGGCGTAATGCCACATTTAAAAATATATGACGCATCAACATTAGCATATAGACAAGGAAGAACTAGAAGAGGATCTTATGCAGCATATCTTGATATTTCTCATCCTGATGTAATTGAATTTTTAGAAATGAGAAAGCCAACAGGAGATCAAAATGTTCGTTGTTTAAATATGCATCATGGAATTAATATAACAAACGACTTCATGGAAATTATTGAGAAGTGTATGCTAGATGAAAATGCAGATGATAAGTGGGCTTTAAAAGATCCACACACCAAAGAAATTAAAACTTACATAAGTGCTCGCGAGTTATGGCAACGCATACTCGAAATGCGTATGATGACAGGAGAACCATACTTACATTTTATTGATACATCAAATGAAAATTTACCAGTATTTCTTAAGAATAAAAATCTTAAAATAAATCAATCTAATCTTTGTTCTGAAATAGTACTTCCAACAAACATAGAAAGAACAGCAGTGTGTTGCCTTTCTTCTGTTAATTTAGAGTATTATGATGAGTGGAAAAAGAATGATTTATTTCTTTCAGATGTTGCTGAGATGTTAGATAATGTTCTTACATATTTTATATCTTCTGCTCCGATCGCAATATCAAGAGCAAAATATTCTGCTGAAAGAGAAAGAAGCATCGGAGTTGGTGCACTCGGGTTTCATGCATATCTACAAAGTAAAAATATTCCTTGGGAATCAGCATTAGCTGTAAGTTCAAATACAAGAATGTTTATGCATATTCGTAATGAGTTAGATAAAGCAAATAAGAAACTTGGCAAAGAAAGAGGTGAAGCACCAGATGCGATTGGTACAGGACAGAGATTCTCTCACGTTATGGCTATTGCACCTAATGCTTCATCCTCTATCATTATGGGAAATACATCACCAAGTATTGAACCTTTTAGAGCAAATGTTTATAGACAAGATACACTATCTGGTGCGTCTATAAATAAAAATAAGTATCTGGATAAACTAATTAAGAAGTATGTGAAAGATAATTCAAAATTAAATTATGATGAAATTTGGTCAAGTATTATAATGAATGACGGATCTGTACAACATTTAGATTTTTTAAAAGCAAATGAAAAAGAAATATTTAAAACAGCTATGGAAATAGATCAAAGATGGTTAATAGAACATGCAGCAATACGTCAAGAGTTTATAGATCAAGCACAATCTGTTAATTTATTCTTTAGACCAGATACTGATGTAAAATATTTACATGCTGTTCATTTTATGGCTTGGAAAAAAGGATTGAAAACACTTTATTATTGTCGTAGTGAAAAGATTGGTAAAGCTGATAAAGTGGCTAAAAAAATAGAACGAAGAATAATAGACGAAATTAAAATGAAAGATTTAACAAAAGAGGATACATGTCTAGCGTGCGAGGGATAAGAATCCTTATTATATCAGTATTATTGTTAGCATTAACTGGTTGTGGAATTGCAGTATTTAAAAATCTATTACCATCAAGATATGATGATAATGAAATGTTAATGATTTCTAATTTAAGATATGATGTAAGACAAGTACAGTGTAAAGGAGATAAATCTGCCGAATCTATCAATAAAATTTGGGAGGGAAAAGAAAAGCTTTATTACTATTCATCAGCAAAGGGTAGTGAAGATGTTTTATCTATGGTAAGACCATTTTCTGATTCAATGAAAGGGCTTTATGAGCAATCTCGTTCAGGTAAATTAAAAGAACTTTATTGCATAGAGAAGGTTATAAATTTAACAAAGCAAGTTGATATTATTGCTGATGCACTTGCATCAAGGAACAAATAATGACTATTGAAACAATATTAAAAGAGATACAAGAATTAACACTTTGTGAAGATGCTTGGATAAGAGAAAGAGCAGAAAAGGTTTTAAGATATCAACAACAATATGATTCAGGACAGCTTACATTAGCAGAGTATTCAGATTTAATAACTGATATCTCTCGTATAGAATTAATACAAGAGAATGCGAATGTAATAAAATTTAAAGCAGCAACAGAGAAATTAATAACTACATTAATATCACTGTTATTATAAAGAATGTTTATTTTTGCAGAAGTAGATAATTGGTTGAGTGACGAACAACGACTTAATATAAAAAGTCGTGTAGAAGGACAAAGACATAATTGGAAACATATAAAAGATTTTCCTTTAGCAAAGTCTCAAAAACTACTTGCATCACAAAATCCAGATCTATATAAGTCTGCGGAGAATCAATATTTTCTTGGCGATGCAACTTATGTATTAGAAAGACTGAACCAAAGAAATTTAGAAATGACTGAAATATTAAATTACAGATTTTCAGATTTATATTCTCTTATACTAAAAACATTAAATAAGATTACAGGATTGCCTACTTCTTATTTGGATGATTATCCACGTCCAGGATTTCATATCTTTAGAGGGAAACAAACACCACACCCTTTTGAGTGGCACATAGATACTACAATTTGTCGTTATGATACAAACTTTAAACCAGAAGAGTGTTATTCTTTTTTAAGTTTAATTGAATCACCGATTAGTGATCCTGCAGGTTTGGAATATAAAGATACTGATAATTTTGATGAAATAAATGAAGTACAAACTAAAATAAAATTATATGAACCAAATAAATTTTATTATTGGAAAGGTGACCATTATCATCGCATGAAACGATTTGGAATGAATGATGGTGAATCAAGAATTACATTACAAGGACATTATGTAATTTCTAAAAACGGAACTTATATATATTGGTAATATGCCTCGACTATTTGCATTTGATGAAATACCTAATTTCTTTTCAGAGGGTGAACGCAATCAAATAGCACGTAAAGTTTTAGAATTAAAACCATATTGGAAAAAATTACATAATTATAATGTTTATAAAACTAGTATAGATTTAAAATCAGAATATAGTAAAAATCAATATTTACTTGGTGATAGTATATATCCACTAAAACCAAATGATTTATCTGAATTAAATAAAGAAGTGCAGGGAATACTTCTAAGAGAATTCCACGAATTAATATATAAGAAGCTATTTCAAGAACTTCCTAAATGGTTTGATGAGATGGGTGGTATTGAATTTTATCCTGAATTACCAATTCCTGGATTTCATATATTTGAGGGAAAACAAACAGCACAACCATTTGGTTGGCATACTGATACAACATTAGCACTTTGGAATAAAGATATTAATCCTAAAAAATTATATTCTTTTCTATCGCCTATAATGATGCCACAACAAGGTGCACATCTAGAATGGTTAATGCCTTCAGGTAGAGAATCTAAAATTCCTTATGAATATGGTACTCTTCATTTTTGGAATGGTTTAGAAAAACATAGAATAGGAAGACACGAATTAAATAACTTTGAGAAACGAATTACTTTACAAGGACACTTATATATAACAAGTGACCGCAAAATACAATTATTTTTTTAACTTAACACACAGAGGAACATGAACGTGCCAAAACAACAAGAACTTTCTTTAACAAAAGAAAGAAACTATTTTAAACCATTTAATTATCCATGGGCTTATGAAGCATGGCTTAAACACGAACAATCACATTGGTTGCATACTGAAGTACCAATGTCAGAAGACGTAAAAGATTGGAAAAATAAATTAACACCACCACAAAAACATTTCTTAACTAACATCTTCAGATTTTTTACACAAGGAGATATAGATGTAGCAGGTGGTTATGTTATGAATTATCTTCCATACTTCCCACAACCTGAAGTAAGAATGATGATGTGTGGATTCGCAGCACGTGAAGCATTACATATAGCAGCATATTCTCATTTAATTGAAACATTAGGTTTACCAGAAACAACTTATAATGAATTTAATAATTATAAAGAAATGGCAGCAAAACATAATTACTTTGTAGATTTAGCATCTAAGACTACAAATAAAACTAGTATTGCTACAAGCATAGCAGCATTCTCAGCATTTACAGAGGGTATGCAGTTATTCTCATCTTTTATAATGTTATTAAACTTTCCAAGACATGGATTAATGAAAGGTATGGGTCAGATTGTCACTTGGTCAATGGTAGATGAAACACAACATTGTGAAGCAATGATAAGAGTGTTTAGAACTTACATCGAAGAGAATAACGAAATATGGAATGATTCTCTTAAAAAGAAAATATATGACATTGCTGAAAAGATGGTAGAGTTAGAAGATAACTTTATTGATCTTGCTTTCTCTATGGGCGATATGCAGAATTTAAAGAAAGAAGAAGTCAAAGAGTATATTCGATATATATGCGATAGACGACTTATCTCTATGGGCTTAAAAGGTATTAACAAAAGAAAAACTAATCCACTTCCTTGGGTAGAGGAAATGATGAATGCTCCAATTCATGGAAACTTCTTTGAAAATCGTATTACAGATTATGCAAAAGGTGCTGTGAAAGGTAATTGGGGTGATGTTTGGGGAAATACAAAGTAAATGTCTAAGACCAAAACAGTAAAATTTAACTGTTCTTCTTGTGAAATGGAAGGAAAAATAAATTTTGTCACACAAGATGATACTATAACAGAAGAGGATGTAGCATATTGTCCATTCTGTGCTCATGACATTCAAGAGAATGATTTTGACGGAGAAGTAGAAAATGAGGAATTAGAAGACGAATAAATAAACGTATGACAGATTGGTTATACGAAGAAAAAGTATTTACAGATTCAAAAAAGTATTATGGGTTTATCTATGAAATTACAAATAATACTACTTCACAAAAATATATAGGTCGAAAATATTTCACATCAGCAAAAACAAAACAACCACTTAAAGGACGAGTAAATAAAAGACGTTCAAGAGTCGAAAGTGACTGGAAGGAATATTGGGGATCTTCTTCTAACCTATTATTAGATATAGAAAAGCTAGGTAAGAATAATTTTACACGTAAAATAATAAGATTGTGTAAAACAAGAGGAGAAGTGAATTACTGGGAAGCTAAAATATTATTTGAAAGAGATGTTTTAAACGCAAAACTTCTAGATGGTCGTAATGAATATTATAATGAAAACATTATGATGAAATTTACAAGAAAAAATATAGGAGAATAAATGTTAAAATATTTTTCGTTAAGAACATTACTTTTATTTAATGCTTTGTTCTTATCAGGTATCGCAGCATTCTATGCTGTGACAGGATTAATTGCTATTTTCGCAACAGCAGTAATACCAATTGCTATTATGGGTGTAGCACTCGAAAGTGCAAAACTTGTAATTGCATCTTGGTTATACAGGCGATGGAATGATATAACTAAATTAATGAGATATTATTTCAGTATTTCATTAATTGTTTTAATGTTATTAACAAGTATGGGAATATTTGGGTTTTTAAGCAAAGCCCATTTAGATCAAGCAGTTCCTACTGGTGAAGTTGCTTCACAAGTTTATATACTTGACGATAAAATTAAATATCAACGAAGCATAATTGACAGAAATCAAAAAGCAATTAAACAATTAGATGATTTAGTAGAGCAATCAATTGGAAGAACTACTGATGAAAAAGGTATAGATAAAGCTACAACTTTACGAAGACAACAAGAGGGACAAAGAAATAGATTAGTTGGTGAAATTGAAAGAGCTCAAAATCAAATTAACGCATTAACAAATCAAAGAGCACCCATTGCTAGTCAATTAAGAAAAATTGAAGCAGAAGTCGGACCAATTAAATATATCGCTGCATTAATTTATGGTGATAAGATAGATGAAACTATATTAGAAAAAGCAGTAAGATTTGTAATTATTACAATTGTATTTGTATTTGATCCATTAGCTGTAATGATGTTAGTTGCTTGGAACAGAGAAATAATTTTTGCGAGTCGTTTACCACAGTCACCAGTGACAACGAATCCAGTTCCACCAGTAGCACCAGCAGTAAATGTATTACAAGATATTACAACAGCACTTCGTAAAAAGCTACAAGTAATGAGTACAAAATATACAGAAAAGAAAAAAGCACAAAGAAATGCTTTAGTTGAAGAGCCAAAAGCAGATATAAATACTAGTAAGGAAATTAAACCAACAGCATTTTATGAGTTGGATAAAACTGATATATATGAAACAGTTGAAAAACCAACTGATTCAAGACCAGTAAAATTTGAGGATAAATAAAAAATGGATGAAAAGACTTTAAGAGGAATGTGGCGACCAATGATGGCTTGGTTGTATATACTTATTTGTTTTTGTGACTTTGTTGTATTTCCAATCTTATGGAATATGGCACAAGTATCATTTCTTAAAACAATTGTGATTACAGGATGGACTCCTTTAACACTACAAGGTGGTGGACTATTTCATATTTCTATGGGTGCTATACTTGGTGTGACTGCATATGGGAGAACACAAGAAAAAATAAATGGACATACAACAGTTCCATCAACGATGGCATCAGCAATGCCACCAAAACCTATTATGCCAATAAAAGATTAGTATGTATAAAAAAGAATCAACAGCAAAAAAGAAAAAGTATAATTCTCCTGAAGATTTTATTAAATATCTTGAAGAAACTTTAAATCAAAAAAGAAAAGAGTTCAAGTACAATAATCAAAATACAATAAACAAAATAAAGTGAGATAATTATGGCTAAGAAGTTAAGTAGTTATGGTGGAACAATTAAAAAAGAAACATCAGTAAAAAAGAAAACATCAATCGGAGATGGCTTACACAGTAAATGTATGATGAATAAACATAAACGAAGAAGCTATAAGAAATATCGTGGGCAAGGTAGAATCTAAAAAGAAAGAGAAGAAGTGTTGTGGTAATTGCGGACATGCAGCCCATAAGAAACCACTTAAAAAGAAAGTAATGGGTGGTGATAATAAACTTATTACAATAGAAATTTGCAAATCAACAAGTAAGGGATAATTAAATTATATTTTTATTATGAGTAAAGTTGTCATGACAGGTCACTGTGAAGGAATAGGAAAAGCCATACACAGTTATCTTTCTTCAAAAAACTATTCAGTTATTAGTTATGATACACAAGTCAATTTAAATCTACACGAAGTCGAAGTATATTCAAAATTTTTGGAAGACTGTAAAGATGCATCAATTATTATATTGAATGCTCATACAGGAGAACAGCACTTATCTTTAAGAGAAATTTATTTAAAATATCATACATTAAATAAACATATAATTGTTCTTGGTTCTATGGCGAGTAAATATTGGAAAACAAATTCAGAGGTCATGGCTGGTATGGAAAAGTATTGGCTAGA